GTCACTGAATATCCAGTTATACCATTTCATTTTAAGTGGACAGGGACTCCATTTCCTATTAGCGCAGTTTCTCCTTTAATTGGTAAACAAAGAGAGTTAAACAAAGCACATCAAATTATGGTACATAATGCATCGTTAGGAAGTAGTTTAAGATATTTATATGAAGAAGGTGGAATAGATACTGATTATTGGGAAAAATATTCTAGTTCACCTGGAGCATTATTGCCTATACGTCCTGGAGCTGCTACACCTACTCCAATACAACCAATGCCTTTATCCAATGCTTTCTTTAGTATTGTTCAAGAAGGTAAAGGAGACATGGAGTATTTAGCTGGTATATATTCATCTATGATGGGTGATACGGGAAAACAATCTGATACTTACAGAGGCATGTTAGCTATGGATGAATATGGAACTAGACGTGTTAAGCAGTGGTTAAGAAATTCTATTGAACCTGGTTTAAAGCAATTGGGATTAATTATTATGCAATATTCTCAATCTTTATATACAGCAGAGAAAGTATTTAGAGTAGTTCAACCCAATAATATAAAAGAAGATAGGGAGCAACAAATTAATATACCAATTTATAATGACTATGGGGATGTTATAGGTAAATATAATGATTATGCAACAGCCAAGTTTGATATAAGAATTATATCTGGATCTACATTACCTGTTAATAGATGGGCTTATTTAGAAGAATTAAAACAATTATTAAATCTTGGTGTAGTTGATGATATAGCTGTTTTAGCAGAAACAGATATTAGGAATAAAGAAAGAATTGTTGAACGTAAATCTTTATATTCTCAATTACAAGGACAGATTTCCAATCAAGATGAAGAGATTAAAGATCTTACAGGTACTGTTGAAACACTAGAAAGACAACTAGTACAAGCAGGCATTAAAGGTAAAGTAATGCAGGCTGAAATGGAAATTACTAAAAAGAAAGAACAAGAAAAAGCTGCAGTTGTGGTTGAAGCAAATAAAGTTAAAGATGGAGTTAAGAATCAACAACAGTCATTAAAAAATGCTGTTGCTAATGAAGAAGCTAAACTTCAGTCTGGTATACAAAATATAGTTAACCAAGCTCAACAAGCAGCTACTAAAACAAAAGATCGAGCAGATGCAGAGGCTAAAAATACTGTAGCTAATGCTATGCTTGAATCAAAATTAATAAAAAACAATGTTGGGAATAATGAGTAATATGTATTATATTTCTAACAAAAAAATCTTTTAAAAATAGGAGAACGAATGAAAACAGAAGAAAGTAACTCAGAAAAGCATTATACTTCTGACTCTTCAGCTGATTTTTTTACAGCCATGGAAAGTGATGTAAATTCTATGGTATCAGAAGAAAACCAAACTCAACCAAATCTAGAGACAACCCCTCAGAAAAAAGCTAATAACAAAGTTAATGAAGGCTCTCAGCGAATAGATTGGAAAAAAAGGTACCAAGATTCGAGCAGAGAGGCCAAGAAAATGTATGGCCAAATGCAAGGACTGGCACCTTACGCCAATATCATCGAAGCGATGAAGAAAGATGGCGGACTTGTGGACCATGTTAGAGGATATCTTGAAGGAGGTGGGGGTAATAGTTCAATACAAAGTAAATTAGGACTTTCAGAAGAATATGAATTTGATGCCAATGAACTTGGTGATCCAAATTCAGATTCATCTAAAGTTTTAAATGCTCATGTTGATCAATTAGTTCAATCTAGATTGCAACAGCATTCTAAAGTACAAGACGATAAGTTGAATAAACAGAAATTTGTACAGGCAAGACTTGTTGAAGAAAAGCATTTTAGAACAAACCATCCTAATATGACTGATGATGAGTACAAAAGTATGCTTGAAGAAGCAAACACACGTAGATTATCATTAGAAGATATCCATTATATCATTAATAGAGATTCAGCCAATAACAAGGTAGCGATGAATGTTAAGAAAGATATGGTAGAGCAAATGAAAAATGCTCGGAACATTCCAGCAAGTACAAGCGGATTAAATTCTGCTCCTCATAATGTAAGTCATAACGATTCTGTTTTTGATGCATTAAAAGGAGTGGATGAGGAACTTGATAACTTGTTTGGCGATATATAAATGGCCAGACTTAAACAGAAAGGAAAGTCAAAATGGCTTTAAACGATTTTGTAGAGTTATCGGAATTAGGAGCGGGAACGGCTACCGATAGTGGTGGTATAATGAGTCAAGGCCCTGGAACGGCTGCGGCAAACCCTAATACAGGAGATCTGAGACGGAAGTTTAACTTCGGTGACAGAGTGTCTGAACTAGCGATCCCTCAAGATCCTTTTTTCCGATTTATCTCAAAAGTAAGCAAAAAACCAACTGATGATCCCACTTTCAAATTTACTGAAAAAAGAGGATCATATCATAAGCGGTATGCTTATGTATCGGCTCATCAGGACAACGGTGGCGTAATTGCTACTGGTAGTTCTGCTGGTGATGCTGATTTAGTAGCATCTAATGATGGCGGAGCACCTGGAGCAATGGCTGTAGGTGATGATATCATTATTTGGATGGCAACTGATTATGAAGCAGAGGGTAATATCCAAAATGTATACGGTCAATCAAATGGTGCTATTGCAGTAGGTGCAAGTGGAACTAGACCTAACTTCTTTTTACCTAATCAACTAGTTAAAATACCTATGTCTACTACAGACGGTGGTGGCGCAGCTGTTGATTATTTAATAGTAAAAGTTGTTAGCGCAGATGATGATGACCAAGATAGTAGAGAATCTGTAAAACTAACTTGTAAGTTAGTTAGAGATTGTGTAAATACATCTGCAGTATATCTTGCAGGATGGGATGGTAGTGATGAGGTTGATACTCAAGTTTATGATGAAGTAATTCATTCTTCACTTGAAGGATCAAGATCTTATGTAGTAGGTACTGCACATGAAGAAGGATCTGGTTATCCTGAAACATGGAAAGATCAGCCTTATAGTACACAATATGGATATACTCAAATATGGAAAACATCCATGGCTATGACAAATACTGCAAGAGCAACAGCTCTTAAGTATGAGGCAAATGAATGGGCTAGAGTTTGGAAGGAGAAGTTAATTGAACATAAATGGGATATTGAAACTTCTTTATTATTCGGTGCTCAACAAACTACAACAACACAAACAACACAAGGTGCTATAGATTATATTGCTAATTTTGGTAATGTATTTAGTTTAGATATTGCAACTAAGACATCAGATGATTTCTTAGATGATATGTCTAATTATTTAGATCCAAGATATAATCAAGGTAGTGCTAGTGTATTTTTCTGTAATACAGCAGTGTATAACTGGTTACATAAATTAGGTGGTTATTTCAAGAACAATCTTGAAGTTTCTTCTAATTTCAGATCAGATCTTGCAATGACTGGTAAGAAAAAAGTGTTTGGTGTTGATATATCAACCTTCTCAACTCCATATGGTGACATGAACGTGGCTAGAAATATCCACCTTGATGGAACTAATGTGAAATTGTTAGGTGTTGATATGAAACATTGTGCGTATCGTCCACTTGTGGGCAACGGTGTTAACAGAGATACTTCAGTTTACGTGGGTGTACAAACCCTTGAAAACTCAGGTGTCGACCGTCGAGTTGACTTAATCTTAACAGAAGCTGGGATGGAATGGTCAATGCCTGAATCTCACGCTCTCTGGACTTAAGGAGGTTAATTATGGCGAATCCTTTATATGGACAAAATAAAGCTGACGGTAATCTTGATAGTGTAACGGATAATTATTTAGATTATTTAGCTGGAAATCAAGCTAATCTAGCAACTGGTGCAACTGTTACTGATGCAGAAGCAGATGCTGACGCTGCTGGTTCTAGTGCAGCTACTATAGCTGCAACAACACTTGTGCCTAATGCACTTAATTTTTTAGAGCATGATGGTGGAGCTGCTGGTTCAGTTTATCTTCCTCAAGCTGTGAAAAATACTCACATCTGTATGGAGATAACTGGTGATATAGACCAAACTGGTGCTTTAACTATCTTTACTAGAGGTGCTGTTAATGCTGGTACTGCTGTAGTGTTTGCTAAAGGTGTAGTTGGTGTTCCTAATGGAGCGACTGGTACATCTATTGAAACGCTAGGTACTGCCGCTGCGCCAACATCAATTAAGTTGATTTGGACTGCAGCTGCTGCTGATACCAATCAGTGGGGACCTGGGACTACAATTCATTTTTATGCTGCTAAAGCAGATGAGTGGTTAGTAACAGTTTATCCTATATCTGAAGGTTCTGGAGCTACTGGTGCATTAACAACTTCTGCAAGTTAGGAGGCAGATAATGGCTAAGTTAGGTTCAAGAGCTGGATGGAGTGGTAATTACTGTCATGATTTGACAGCAGCTACCTCTTTGACTCCAGGTGATAGTGGGAAAGTGTTTTTTTTAAATTCTAGTTCAGAGTTTACAACAACACTTCCATCGGTTGCAGACGCAGGTGCGGGATTTCATTGTAAATTTATAGTGAAAGCCGCTCCTAGTGGTGCAGCTTATGTTGTGACAGAAAAAACTTCTGCTGATACTAATGTTATTATAACAAATGGCATTAATGAGTTAGAAGTTGATACTAATGATGATGGACCTTACAATGCAGGTCATACAACAATTACTTTTGCTGATGGCGTTGCTGTCGCAGGTGATTGGATAGAACTGCTATGTGATGGTACTAATTGGTATGCAACTGGTCAAACAAAAGCAGATGGTGGCATAACACTAGCATAAATAAAATAAGTAGTTTCGCCCCCCGCTGGGATTCTTCTCTCCCCCTGGGGGGTGAAACGAAAAAGGAGTAAATTTGAATGTAAGAGATAGAATAAGTTTGTTAGTTGAACATGAATCTACTGATGATGAAATGTTACAATGGTTATCTGATGGAATAGGAGAAATATCACATAGATTAGTGCAAATTGATCCTAGAACTTCTGATAATTTTCAGTTTACAGATATGTCTGATAATTCTAAAGGTTTAACATTATATGGTGAAGTTACATCTATAGTTAGAGAAAATGGAACTAAGGGAGAATTTGAAGTGGCTACAAGAATCCCTTCTGCTGACAGATTTTTAGCAACAGATCAGACTAGTTTAAAATATAGATCTAAATATAATCCTGCATATTATATATTAAATAAATCAGATTCTTTAGAGTACGATGGAGATGATCAGGTAAGTGGAGAATGGGCACAAAAAATATATGTAATTCCTAATCCTTCTAATTCTTCAACTTCTAATCAACGTGCATTTATAACACAAATTTTTTATAAGCCAAGTGCTGAATTTCTTTCGGGGAGTTTAACGGGAGATACGGACTCAGTATTGGATTCTAAGTTAATACATATATTGTTGGGAGGCCAAGTATTATACGCATTCCCACAGAAGTGGGATTATGTAGCTATTTTATATATTGCTATTAAAATATTAGAGAAACAATTGGTATTTGCAGGTAGTGTTGATGAAGATGAAGAACTTGTTACAGTATTATCTAATACTAAATCTGAATATCAAGCACAATATGATAAATTTTTCACATTTTTTAGAGGTCCTCAACAAGGAGGTGGAGATGAAGGTTAAAGAATTAATGGAAAGAATAGGTACTAATCAAACTGGTAGAGCTATTGCTTATATCAAAGACGGATTAGAAGAATTAAATACTATTTCTGAAACTCATATTAATACCGAAAGAATTGATTTAACAGAAGATCAAAGATTCTATTCTTTACCTAATGATGTAATTAAAGTATTGCAAATAAGATGTAAGAATCATTTAAATGATAAAGATGAGTATCGTGCAATTCCTAGATTGATTTATGAGCCTAGAGTTGTCGATGCAGATGGGACTTAAAATATGGCAGTAAAAGAATACGGATATTATATTAAAGGCAATAAAGTTGCAATAGTAGAAAAAGATACTAGATTTGATAATGATACATCTTCAAAAGATTATGGGCCAGGTGCTAATATAGTTCAATGGAAATCTCCTTTATCAACAGTTGCTGATGGACTTGAGTTACAATATGTGTATAGTCCTGATTATTTTATAAACGAAACTGATGATGTGGATCAGAACATTACACATTATAGAAGCAATGCAGGTTATTTAGAACTATCAGATCGTACATCAGCTTATACTAATTATGTCACTGCTTATAGTTTATCATATGGCAAAAGTGGTTCTTATATAGTCTTAAGAAATGCAGGCAGATTTAATGGATTACATCAAGTGCAGAATATTAACGATGAAGGAGCGGGTACTAATAACGTATTGCAATTATATACCAAGTATAGTGGAAGCCAATCTTCATGGGTAGCCTTTGAAGAAACTCCTTCTGTATATTATAATGTAAGCGCTTTAGTAGATGAATCAAGTGTATTAGATTTACCTTCTTATTTATCAAAAGCTTTAGTGTATTATGTAAAAGCTAAGATGTTAGAAGATCAGATGAATATTGAAGGTAAAGAATATTTTATGAAAGAATTTAGAAAAATGGTAGAAAAGTACAATAATACGAGGATTTCTGGTTTAAGAATACAGGTTCCAGGACCTCATTCAATTAAATAAATAGACCCATTCACGCATAGTCAATGCTTAGGGTAGGAGGTTAAAATGGCTGGTATATCAGGAGATAGAAAAAGTTTACATGTCTTTACAGTACAAGAAGCTCAAAACGCTTCTTTAGGACAAGGCGGTGCAATATTTATAGATGATCAAGTAGAGCATACAGGTGTATTTGTTGCTGTAACAGCAATTACAGATGCTGCAGTAGATGTATCTGAATGTGATGTATCTTTTATAGAAGATATTGCAGATTTTACAATACCAAAGGGTGTTACAATATTTGGTAGATTTAAATCAATAGAACTTGATTCTGGTTCAGTAATAGCTTATTACGGATAATATGCC